GAGTAACTTTAGATTTATAGAATATAATGTAGATGTTCGTGATATTCTAGCAGATATTAAAGATGAAGATTGGGGTGTTGCTGGAAGCTTAAAAGGTGCAGCTGGTGATACTGCACCATATGGTTTTCTTCCTCTTACTATGGCACTTGTAAAAAATGCTGATGACGATCCTAAGAAAACAGAGATGCAAACAAATACACCTATGTTTAAAACCTATAAAGGAATTAGACGGTGGTTAAAATATTGGAAACTCCATCGACATTCACGAGCAGCATTCTTTAAGTTGCGGCCAGGAGAATCATTGGGGAGACATATTGATGAAGGTGATTATTATCTAACAAGAGATAGATATCATTTATCATTACAGGGAACTTATCTATACACTGTTGGAGATGAAGTTCACCAAATAAATCCAGGCACTTTCTTCTGGTTTGATAATAAGAAAGTTCACGAATCATATAACAATAGCGATGTCGATAGATTGACATTCGTTTTCGATGTACCAAAAGGAAAAAATAACCCATGACGTTTGATGAATACCAAGAGTTTGCACGATCAACAGCAATATATCCAGATGAGTGTAAAATAACTTATCCAACACTAGGATTGTGTGGTGAAGCTGGTGAGGTTGCAGAAAAAGTAAAGAAGAACATTAGAGATGGTAAGTCTCTTGATGGTGTAGGTTTAGAGTTAGGTGATGTACTCTGGTACATCTCAGCACTTGCTGATGACCTTGGTGTGACGCTTGAAGAGGTTGCACAGGCAAATGTAGACAAACTAAAGTCTAGAATGGAACGTGGTAAGATTAGTGGTAGTGGCGATCACCGATGACCAGTGATATAATATCACTCACTGATTTAATAGAATCTAAGCTTAAAAAAGAACAAGAGATAGATTACTATAAAGAAACACTTCTACAATTACAAAAAAAGATTGGTGTTCTCAGTAAAGAAGTATCTATAACAAGTTTAATTATTGACATGATTGAGCAAGAAAGGGTATTGACTTTAAGTGATAAAAGGAGTAGTATTATAAAACTAGAAGAGAAGGTTAAAAAATGAAACTACCAAAAAATATTAACGATTGGGAAACCACAGAAGAATGGGAAAACATTTGGGTTTCCCAAAGAAGATATGAAAATATCTATAATGAAGCAGTAGATTGTGCTAATGATGGAGATGTGAAAGGGTTTATCAAAACAATGACCTCTCTTGCTGATGTTGAAGAAATTGATGAGAATGATTTGTATGCTTTACCCCAAGACCCAAAACATGAGATTGTTGCTAAAGCACAAATGCAACTTGGAAATTTTTTTCTTTTTGGAGCTAAAGCATCTGAAGACGGTAAAGTTATTAAAACTAAAAAAGACTTAAATAAAGCCGTTCATTACATTAAGAGTTCTGCTAAGAATGGTAATGTAGATGCTCAACAAAATCTTGCTACAATGTATGAAGATGGGATTGGCCCAGATGGTAAATCTTTACCCAACATAAAACAAGATTATAAAAAAGCATTAAAATGGTACTCTTATGCTGCAAAACAAGGTTCTGCACTTGCAAAGAAAGATGGTTTAAAAGTGTATAACAGGATTAGAGGTTAAAAAATGAACATTTTTTATTTAGATAAAGACCCTGTAATTGCAGCACAGATGATGTGTAACAAACACGTTGTCAAGATGATATTAGAAAGCGCTCAAATGCTTTCAACTGCTCATCGTGTTTGTGATGGTGATACATATGCAGATGAAGTAGGTTTGTACAAGTTGGCTCATAAGAACCATCCTAGTACGAAATGGGTTCGTAGTAATCCTTTTCATTATCTGTGGTTATATCATCATATGGTTGGTCTTATGAATGAGTATACATATAGATACGGTAAAGTTCATGCTACAGAAAGACTTAAATCTGGCCTTGAACCAGTTCCTAAACAGATGCTATTAGAAACTTTTACTGATTTTATTGATCCACCTCAGTGTATGCCTGAGGAATGTAAAAAAGATGATACTGTGTTTGCATATCAAACTTACTATATAGTAGAGAAGTCTAAAATTGCAAAGTGGGTTAAACGTGAAATACCAAAATGGTTTATAGGGGGGTCTGATGGTAAGAGAGAGTCGGTCAAATTGGGTGCTTAGAAGTATGAAAGAATCTAGAGAAATATCACCAGAAGAACGCTATACTACATTTGTTTCAAATTCAAATGAAAAAAGTTATAAGTCGTTATTATATTCATTTGGTGAAGATGAGATTATAAAATTATCAAAAGAAAATAAAACTCTTTGTTACAATATAAAAGAATTACAGAAACAGCTGCAAAATGCATATATACGTATCAAAGAATTAACCAACGATACAAAACAAATGGAACTTTTTTAATGAAAGTATTGGTAATTTTAATTGTGATGTTTTTTCCTGATCCTACATATAGTGGGAAAGATTCGGTACGTATTCATACTCATAATGGAAAACCATTATATTTTACTAATGCTGATGATTGTCAAAAATGGATATTAAATGATATTGATAATCTAAAAACATATGCAAAAAAAATATTTCCAGAAGCAGTTACAATTAAACAGATTATGTGTGTAAACAAAGGACAGGAAACATAATGCCAACTTATAAATTTCATGATAAAAAAACAGGTGAAGAGTGGGATGAGTTTCTCACTATGAGTGAACGAGAGGAGTTTCTTGCAGATAACAAACATATCAGGCAAGTACCTGTGCCGTTTGCTTATACAGGAGATCATATTATGGGCGTAGGGCCTAAGACTGATGCTGGATTTGAAGACAGAATGGGACAAATTGCAAATGCTCATCCTGGCAGCCCTCTTGCATCTAGGTATAAGAGTAATGAAACTCATGCACAGATTAACGCAAGGAATGTAGTAGAGAAACATAAGAAGAAAAGGCCAATAGTTTCTTGATTTAATTTCATTTTCTTAACTACATTTTAACCCCTTGTATGGTATACTAATAGAATAGGAAATCATACAAGGAAGATAAATGAAAAAGAAACCAGTTATATTGGTAGATGTTAAGATAAAAATACCATCTTGGTATTGCTTAAAATATGAAAAGTCTCATAAAAAAGTAGAACCAGATATTAAATTAGTTAATGAAATTAAAATAGATATGACAATATGACGTATAAGTAATATGGTACAGGCGAGAAATACCAAACTTCAGCACCGATGCACAGCATTGACGCAAGCTGGGAAGTCCCTCCGCCTATGTGCCAGAGGGGGAGTCATTTCACAAACTCCCCCTCACCTTAATTTTTATGAAAGAAAAGTATAATGACTACAAAGAAAAATAAAGAGATTAGCAATAGTAATTTAGTTGCAGTAAAACCAATTACTGACAGTCAAAAAGATGTTTTTGCTTCTTGGAAAAAAGATAAGAATCAATTTCTTTTTGGTTGTGCTGGAACAGGAAAGACTTTTGTTTCTTTATATTTAGCACTACAATCAGCATTAGATTTAAAGAGTAAACATGATAAAGTAGTTATTGTTCGTTCTTTAATTCCTACAAGAGAGATTGGATTTCTGCCAGGCGATGAGGAAGATAAAGCTGCACTCTATCAAGTACCATATCAAAACATGGTGCAGTTTATGTTCGAGCAACCTAATGAACAATCTTTCAATAATCTTTATGACCGCCTCAAAAGTCAGGGTACACTTTACTTTCTATCAACTTCTTTTCTTAGAGGTTTAACATTTGATAACACTATTGTTATAGTTGATGAATGTCAAAATATGAACTTCCATGAGTTGGATACTATCATTACGAGGATAGGCCAAGATTCTAAAATTATCTTCTGTGGTGATTTTGATCAAACTGATTTACAGAGGACAAATGAGATAAATGGCTTACATAACTTCTTACGTATTTTAGAAGAAATGGATGAGTTTAATTGTACAGAATTTACGATTGGTGATATAGTACGATCTGGTTTTATACGTAGCTATTTGATTAATAAAATCAAACTTGGTATTGGTATGGATTAATGAAGTACACACAACGCCAATGGGATAGAGAAGTGGGCTGGGGATTAGTTCCACATGAATACAAATACAATTGTCCTAAGTGTGAAGATACTGGCGTAATACCTTTTCTTAAATTAACTCCAGAAAATAAAAAATCTAAACTAATAAAATGTGATGAATGTGTAGAAAACTAAATACTACTGATTTACAAGGGAGAACTTTATATGCCAGCACGTAAGCACACTCAGTGGTTATCACAACCAACTATCGAATATGTAGATAGTCGTATTTACAGCGATTGGGATATCTTTCATGAAGAACAAGAGAAAATCTTTTCTAAATGTTGGATGCCATTATGTCATGAATCAGAACTAGAAAATCATTTAGATTTCAGAACAGCTACTATTGCTGGTTCTAAAGTAGCAATGATTCGTGACAAAGAAAGAGTTGTTGCGTTTCAACATAACTTTCAATCTTTACCAGTGAGTGGTAACTTAGAAGCTGACGGTGGTTACGATCACTGGAACTGCCCAGAACTACATTGTGAAGTTAAGTTTGGTGGTATGGTTTGGGTTACAATTAATCCAGAACCTTCTCAGGATGTAGAAGGTTGGGCTGCTGGTGCGTTTGATTGTATTCGCCCAGCACTTGACACAGAACCATTAGAAGTATTCCATTATCATAAAGCAGTTATTGGTAGTAACTACAAACTATGGCATGATACGAACAGTGAATTTTATCACGATTATATGCATTACTTCAATCGTACAACAGGATTTAATGATGAATACTTTGCTCGTAAGTGTACAGGGTTTGATAATGGTCACGTTAATGTAGGAAGTTTTGAAGTACAATATACAGCAATGGAGAATGGTAAAGATCGTGGAGAATTAAGTTTTCCTTCTTTACCACCCAATCAGTGGTATATGATTGATTTATTTCCCGGCATGAACTTCAATTTACGTGGTAGTGCATTGCGTACAGACGTTGTAACTCCACTAGGCCCAGATAAAGTAATGATAGAGTTTCGTGGATTTGGTCTTAAAAAAGATACTCCTTTGGAACGCAAAACTCGTATAGAACATCACAACACAATCTGGGGCCCATTTGGTCGTAACTTGCATGAAGACTTACTTGGTATTCAAGGTCAAGGATCAAGTATGCAGCCTGGCTCAGAACATAGACATATATTACATGGTCGCCATGAAAATGAAACTATTCATGATGAAGTAGGTATGCGGCACTTCTATAATGAGTGGGGTGCTTGGATGGGTCGTGACCCTGCTAACCCAATGAAGGAAAATGCAATTTGGGAAAACCAAGAAGAACTTGTTGCGTAATAAATATTAGATAGGATAATAAAATGAATATTGAAAGATTAAGAGAACAGTTAGAAATAGATGAGGGTGTTAAATATGAAATATATAAAGATCATCTTGGCTACCCTACTTTTGGGATTGGTCATCTTATTTTGGATTCCGATGCTGAACACGGACAAGATACAGGAACCGCCGTTAGTGAAGAAAGAGTCAAAGAAGCCTTTGAAGCCGATCTCGTTTCAGTCTTGTCTGACTGCGAATCTCTCTACGGAGACTTTGGAGATTTGCCAGAAGATGCTCAGGAAATAATTGCTAATATGATATTCAATATGGGGAGGCCACG